ATTCTATAACCAGCATATTTTTTCTTAATGTACTTATTATTTTGAGTTGGACCTAGATCTTCTCCCATATCAAATCCAACATCCTCATCATTTTCATAATAAGCAAAATCAATTTTCTTTTTCGTTGGTGCTCTTGGCTTTCTTACTTTAACTGATTCTTTATTTCCTAATTTTCGTTTTTTATTTGGAGGTTCCTCTGAAGGTCTGTATTCAGAGTCAGATTTAGGTCGTTTTTTGTTAGATTTTTTATATTGTGTTTTAGGTTTTTTGTTTGGATCTTTTTTTCCTGGCATTTTTTATTTTTTAAAAGTAACTATAAAAAAAATATTTTAAAAGATTTTTTTAAATCAACCATGCAGATTCCGCAGTTGCTATCGCATTAGGTTGATGCATATGAAAAATTAAATGACGGCCTTCTTGTGTAGATCGTGTTAAAGCTTCTCGACGTGTCTTAGGTTCCATTTCCATAAAATTTCTCATAAACGCAGCAACTGCTCCTCTATTACTACTTGGAAAGGTTACAATATATCTTGATTCATTAATAGGTTTCTTTGTAATGTTACCATCTCTCAGTCTATGGTTTACTGCGACGACGGTTGCTTTTCTGTGTCTGCCTTTTTCTAATAAATGATCTCGAAACTGTAAAACTTCTGGATTCGTTACATCATCAAATACAAACATACTTTTATCTAAATTACCTGCAACATATCCGTTATCTACTCCACGGTCTACTCCAAACTTTTTATATTTACTGGTAATACTTGGATCTTTTTCTTTTAAATCGCTAAACATAATTCTCTCGCGTTTTTCTTTAAAATTATCTTTATCTAAAATTTTGTTAATAAGGTAAGACTTACCTGAGCCAGTAGCTCCAGATATAAATACATGACCGTCCCATTCGTTAAGTCCTGTGGCGGGAATCCACATTGCACCTGGTTTATGTATCATCGTGTTTGGACTATGAGCATCGGCAAAAATTATATCGTCACTATGTGCATCTCGAAATAATGGTTTGTCACCTTGATTTAAATTCATTTCAGTTTGCTTTTTATTTTTACGATAAAAAAAACCCGCCTCAAACCGTTTTACTTTAAATCGCAACTTTTCGAAACATGCCTCGAAGATCTAGAAATTTACAAAATCAAAAAATAAAACATGCGCAAAATAAAAGACGTGCAAGATACCATGCAAGAAAAAGAATGGAAGAAAAAAAAAGTGAATATTTTTCAAAATTTTATGCATATATAATTCCTGTAATGTTAGGATTTCCTCAACAAAAACAAAAAGAATTAGAACATATTGAAAAAGGAAAAACGTTTCATTTTTTACCTGTTGTAGTGGTTAAAATTATTATGGTGTATATTGAAGACTTACATTTAAAAGATGATCATTATATGAATAGAACAATTCATTTTAAAGAATATGTGAATATGGATATTAAATCATATAAACAATATGGAGTACTTAGACCTTCTGATTTACGTTTTATGACAAGATTTTTTGGTTACAAAAGACCTTTAAAACATAGTGAAAAACCGCCTCTTTGTAAAGTCAAAATTATTGACTCATAATTTGTGATGATATGACGTCAGGTTGAGTCTTTTGAGGGACGTCGAGTGATTTTTTATTCAAATTAACCAATCAATTTACGAACCAAACAAACTTTTTTTTCTAGAAGCTATAAAAGCGATTGAAAACTCTAACAATTCTAACTGCTAAGAACAACAAAAAAAATGAAAACAACAAAAATTATAAACAACCTTACAAGTATCGATATTAACAACTATCGTACTTTACTTAACAATAACTTAACGAAACGTGGTACTTTATGGAAACTTACATCAGAACTTTCGCACCGTTTAAACTTTACGCCTCAATTTAAATGGCCGAAAGGATCCTGTAAAAATTACGAAAAGATACTTCGTGATGTGTTACAGGAACAAGAAGATTTCATTGGTGCAGCATCAGTAGCAATTGCTCCTAGTGTTTTAAACACGGATACTGCACCAATAGTACTAGAAATAAAAAATTTAAAAGAAGAATCACCTGAACCTATTCGTAAAATAGATTTTACTGAACCACCGTCACCTGAATTTAATCCTTATGAAATTATTTATGATCCTAATATTATAGAAGCACCTATTGTACCTTTAGATTTAATTATAGAAGAAAAAATGGAAAAACAATCAAGATTAATGGAAACAGATGGTTATAATAGTTTTTGGGATACAGACACTACCACCGAAAGTGTTTTAGAACGTATTAAAGAAATTGAATCTCAAGAGCTAAATGATAATCCGTGGCACCGCGAGCTGTCCCCGTTTGTTCCTATTACTCCTCCTGTACATCGTCATGGTCGTAACTTTAATTATGCATCTAGAGAAGAAAAGAAATCTATTCACCGAACCGTTTTAAAAGAATCTAAACAAGATAGTGAAAATTGGGAAGAATGGGCTAAACATATTGGATATTGTGTTTCTAATGGTTTAACTCCGACTTCACCTTTGGCAAATTTACCCGGTCCAACTTGTTATTATTTTCCAGATGAAAAGAAAGGTAGCGAATGGCCGGATCAAGAACAATGGTTTGCTACACATGGTAAAGAAAATTTTAAACAAATGCGTCGTCAAAATTATTTAAAGAAGAAATATCAAGAACAAAATCAGAACCAATCAAAAGTAACATTAAAATTTAATAAATGGAAACCTAAAACATTTAAGAAGAAACCGATGAAAGCCGCAGCTGAGCCTCCACTTTTAAAGAAACATTTTCGCAAAGATGAAGATCCTGATGGTGATGCGGATTCCATACAAAAGGTATGTGCAAAAATACAAAAAAATTTAAAACCTAATATAAAATTAAAAGGTGGCATGAGAAGTGCAATCCCGCCTCATCTACGTAAGTTTAAAACACATGTACCGTCTGCACCTCCAGTTTTAAACTCTACTCACAATTATTTCAAACGTAATTTTACTTATGTACGAGGAAGACAAGGAGCAGGTATGTTACAACACTACTACAACATCAATCCAAATACATATATTACCGCAACCCCGGTGACTATGAGTTTTATTAAACGTCTTGCAAATTATGGTTGTATGGATTCTTTGGAAAAAACACATGGACGAGTAGGTGGTGGTATTTATCCGAAAGTTCAGTTTGTGTTTCGCAATAGACGTACAGACTCTTATATTCGAAGCAAAGCCATAGATACAAAAAGAACCGCAACGGGTGGTGATTTTATTGATGACCTTTTAGGAATAGATGCAGAAGGTGCTTTGTATTCGGATATTGCCGATGAAGCGGATTTGGAATTATTCTCTTTAAGTTTCTTAGTTCCTTTATTATTTGAAGACGAAGGCGGATGTGATTTTAGACAACATACTTCTAATTTTAGTGATTATAAAGTACGTACCTTAAAATCTAAAGATAATAATTGTGGTATTGCTTGTCTTTGTTATCCTTTCAGAAACAAACAACCAAAACTTATACATAATACCATAAGAAAACTTTGTAATTTACCTATAGGAACCCCGTTAACTTATGATGAATTAGAAGTAGTTGCTGCTCACCTAGATGTTGGATTTCGTATGTGGATCGTCGAACAAACTATTTTATCTACTATACATTCTTTTGGATTAGATCGTAAACACGTTATTGATATTATTCATAATAAAGTAATGAAACATTATTCGTTATTAATATTGGTAAATGATAAGAAGCAATGTACGTTATGTGGTAAACATATAAGAAGAATGGAAAAACATACTTGTGATAGTCGCACCATCAACTTTTATCGACACTTTCATAAGAAAGGTATGAAACAAGCTGCCGAATATAAAACCATTCAAGATGAACCCCGGGACCTTGAAGATGTTTATATATTTGATTTAGAAACCTTTCCTAATGAAAAAAATATACATAAACCATATGCATGTAAAATGATGAACTTAGGAACAAAACAAGAATGGTTACGTTATGGTTCTTCTGGTAATTTGTTGCAAGATATTATTGATGAATCTATGAAAGGTGTTCCTATAGTATATGAAGATATGAATCCCGGTCAGTCCACTGGCTCGTTTCGTTATAAAATATCACTTTTAGATAAAACATGGAGCTCTATGAAATATATTGAGAATGAAACACAAGAAGAATGTTGCCGTCAATGTAATTTAAGACTCCGGGAGTTAACTAGTAATGAAGTAGGTAGAATCACTGGTTATCATGCTGATAATAACGAAAGAGACGGTACTTTAATCTTATATGACGGGCTTGAGCATGAAGTAATGCGTTGGGATTATTCCGACGACAACAGTAAAGAAAAAGTTGAAGCCCGATTGAAAGAAATGAAAAATCACAAGAAATGCGTATTTGTTGCTCATAATTTAAGTCGTTTTGATGGGTCATTTTTATTACAATATTTACTAGAGAAAAACATTGATGTAAAATTTATTATTAATTCCGGTCGTATATTAGGTTTAAAATGGAATCATAGTACTGTATGGGATTCTTGTTTATTTATGACGGACTCTTTGAAAAATATTGCTAAATTCTTCAAATGTAAAGTTCAAAAAGGAGATTTCAATCATCATTTAATTAAATCATGGGCTGATGTTGAACGTTATAAAGAAACTGCTGAAAATATCGGTGAAATGGGATGGAAACCTTATTTGGATTGCGATGTTTATTCGTTAGCGGAAATCGTTCAAAAATATTCTCAAAACGTTTATGATACATTTGCAGTGGACGTATTTAAATCGGTGACTTTAAGTAGTATGACCTATAAACTTTGGGGGCAAAGCACCTTAGAACAAAACGTCGTTATAGAAACCCCGCAATATGATAAATATGATTTCGTAAAAGATTCAATATATGGTGGTCGGGTATTTCCTTTACAAAAGTATTTTGCAACCGATGCTTTAAATCCAGAAGAACAAACTGAATTACAAAGAATTTATAAGGAATTAGATTCAGGTATATCTTTGGATGATATTAAATATGATCCTAATGAAGTCAGTGAAATGTATAAGAAGATATGGGACTCCGGTTCTTTTCTTATGAATATGGATATGAATTCATTATATCCTACTGCGATGAGATTAGATATGCCAGTTGGAATCAGTGAATGGAGCTCTAATCCACAGACTGACTTTCAAAATGATTATATGGGTATTTATCATATAGAGTTTGATCCGCCTAAGAATCTGATCTTAGCAATATTACCACAAAGAAATACTGTATATACTCCACCATGGGAAAGTAAAACAGATAATAAGAAATGGAAAGGATCTGGTATTAAATGGAGCTTAGAACCTAATGAAGGAATCTTTACTAGTGTGGAAATTAAACAAGCAATTAAATATGGTTATAAAATAAAATTTAAACAAAAAGCTTTAATATGGAAAGAAAAGAAACCCGTCTTTAAAGATTATATTGAAAAGATTTATAAAATAAAGAAAGAACAAGATGCATTAGAAGGAACAGAAAATTATAATGAAATTATTAGAATGATTGCTAAAAATATGATGAATGCATTATATGGTAAAACCTGTCAACGTCCAATTCAAGATGAACAACGTATTATTAAAACAGAATCTGAATTTTATAAGTTTTGTGAAGATTATTTATTAACGGATTATATATGGGTCAAACAGGGTAATGAAAATGTATTAGCTGTATCTGGATCACCGTTAGAAATAGAAAACGCCAAACCTTCTCACTTTGGTGCATTTATATTAAGTTATTCCAGAATGTTAATGTTACAAGATTTCGATTATGTTACCAACGGTCTTAAAGAACCTTTATTTACTTATACAGATACAGATAGTATGCATATCTATGGTAAAAAGTATAAAGAAATGATTGCAGAGAAACCTGAACGTTTCGGCCCGGAAATCGGTCAATTATCTAATGATATTAAAGGTAATGGTGCAATTATTATATATGAATATTGCTTAGCTCCTAAATGTTATATGTATATTTATATTACAAAAGATGGTAAAATGGGAATGAAGAAGAAAGTAAAAGGTGTTCCGAAATCCGTAATGATGAAGATATCGGTGGAAGATTTCGAGAACGAAACAGAAAAGAAATTAGATTTTGAATCTTTAAAACGTAATATGTTTAATCAAGAGAAACCCTTTAGTATTTCTGTAGTTCAATCTCATCGAACTTTCTTAAAAAATAAATGGAATAAAATGTTATATAGTGAAGAAGATAAACAATTTAAACCATTTGGATATGATCCAGAATGTAAAGAAACCCCGCCTGAAGAAATAAAACAAGAAGAGTTTGATTTTTCAAAATTCCAGTTTCATTTAATTCCTAATGTATCACCTGATATTCATTGGTATTTTAAACAAGAACCTGCATTACATATTAATAAATCTCGCTTAATTAAATGGGTTGATCAAAATGTTTTTCAAAAGAAACCCGTTCATCATTTTACAAAATTAAATACAGATGAAATTATACAAATATTAGAAACAAACAAGACAGATGGTGCAATGTTATATGAAGTCACGGAAGGATTAGTTCGATTATATTGTGATGTAGATTTAAAGAGATCTACGAGAGATGATTTAAGTGAAGAAATTATATTAGAAGAAATTATTGCTTGTATTATAGAAGCTGCTTCGAAATATCAGGTAAGTTTAAATGTTTCTGACTTATATATAACAAACGCTTGTAATGATAAGAAGTATAGCTTTCATATTGTTTCGAAACATCATTTATTTCCAACTGCATCTCATCAAAAAGATTTTTGGGATACGGTCGCGGAAATTTCTAAGAAATATCCTCATATATATTATCAAGGAGAAACCCCGTTTGATTTAGCAGTTTATCATAATCATCGTGCCATGAGAACTATTTATAGTAAGAAACCTAAACAAGGAACCCCGTTAGAACCAGTCAATGCTAAAAATGAATATCTTCATGATGATATTAATATTGAAGATTATTTGATATGTGCATTACCTAGCGAACAAAAAGATAAAATAAAATATTCCGGTCTAAGTAAACAACCACCACAAGCAAAAATAAAAAGATATAATGGAAATCGTATTATAAAGAATAAAGGAAGTTTATCAGAAACTGTAATAGAATTATTAAATACATATAAGGATAAATTGGAAGGTTTTGATTTGCGGAATGGCGAAGATAATGGTAGTTTAGTACGGTTAGATCGCATTAGCTCTGGCAAGTGTGTTGCATGTGACCGAGATCATGATAAAGAAAATGGATATGTATATTACAATACCAAGAAACCCTATTTTGTATGCTTTAGAAATCCTTCAAATATCTTTCCATTGAAATGATTGTTTTATAGTATATTATGTAAAACGATCACACCAAGTTGGGAGGTACTTTATGTACTAGGGCGGCTCGGGTGTCTAAATAAAGGAGTGTTTTTTAAAATATATTTTTTTAATATATTTTTTTTTTTAATTACCATTAATTAATTGAAGTGTTGCGCTTAATCTTGCAAACCCTGTAGCATTACCTCCTGCTCCGTTGACTGACATAATAATTAAATATTTATAAGCAGAAGTAGGTTGGGCTACATGCTCTTTGACTGGAACTGTGCTTGACAAGTCTATTACAGTATTTTTTAAATCCGTTGTAATAAATGCTTCAAATAATTTAAATGAAAGTTGAACCGTCATTACGTCTTCTACTTGAGAAAATATATATAGCCATACTGTTACATAGAAAGGAAATGAACCTAGATTTCCACATTCAATTTTATTTAATATGACTTGACCATCATGAGGAACAGGAATACCTCCCATAGATAATACAGATGAATACTGAAACATTACACCACATATAGTACTAGGTTCTTCTGATTCATTGCTCCATGTAATATCTTCCATATTATATGGATTTGAAGCATTATTTACAGTTTCTACTGTACCTCCTAACACACAATAATATGTAGTGAATGAATTTGAAGCTGAAGTTAAATCTAATGAAATACTATCATAACCAACAGTTTGTCCAGTGCCCATACAGTCTAAACGTAGAATATGTGCACCGTCTTCTCCCTCATGATCTACATCTGCATTCGTTATAAAATAACTGTCATTATCATATGACGGAGGTTGTATTTTAGATGTATCAACATTAAAAGGAGGGACCATATCTACTGCTTGATCATAATCATTAAAGTCCCCTCCAACAGTCATATAATAGTAATTTCCAGTGTTACTTACATTAAATCTTGAATTTGCATCACCTACTACATCCAGTAATATATCATTAACATCTTTTTTAATTGTTTTTACTAATTCATACATCGACATTTTTCTTTATAAGAGTTTTTTATTAACTACTATAAATAAAATTTTATGCTCTATAGGTTTTACAATTGACTCTAACCCCACCGCTGGACCCACCTACTGCATCTGCTTTAACAAATAAGAAAATAACATTACGATAATTAGCTAAAGGAGTTGGTGGTAAACTTATAGTAGCTGAAGTTGCATTAGTAACTGGTGGTAATCCTTTTAAATCTATGGTATATTCAGTTCCTGCTTTTATATGTGTACTAAATAAAACGGTATCTGTATATTGAGATGCAGTGGTAGTAGTTGCGTTCCATATTTGTTGCACTAGTTGTATATAAATACCGTTAGTGAGATGATCACAATTTACACTCATGCTATCAAAGAAAACTATTCCATTACTTCCGGGAACTTGTACATACCACATAGGGGATTCATTAAAACCAGCGGGAACATATCTACAATATTTACTAGTATGTTGATCTTGGAATGATAAATCACCTATATTTGAGGTACTTGATCCGTTCCATAAATGTAAGTAAAATCTAACTATTTCATATATTGTAGAAGACATCACAAATGTATCTGAACCATCTGATGCTAAAGGTGCATATGCATTGTTGTTTTTCGATGTAGTAGAAACTTGGTAACTTTCATAAATAAATTCAGCAGCTCCAGTAGCCGCTCCGTAATAATCTTTGGAAGTATCACTAGAAAAATATGACAAATCACCTTTACACATCGGTTGTACATTAGTTTTTATATAAGTTGACCCTGATGTATTTGGTGTGACCTGCCAATCCGTACCAGAAATAGCGCTGGAATATCCACCTACTACTAAAGAAGTATAACTAGTGGTCAAAAATCGACTATCTGTAATTAATTTAGTTAAATTTATAAACAATGTATCATCGGTGGCCATAGTAACCCTTTGCACACCTGTTCCATTGACACCTGAACCTACACTAACTGCTACACCATTAAATTGCGTTTGATTTACACTAATAGGCTGACCCGAAAGAGAAACAGTTCCAGAAGAAACCGTTACTGCAGGCGTTCCTGAAATAGCTACTGTCCCGCTAGATACGGTTACAGCTGGAGTATTAGAAATTGCTATGGATCCACTTGTAACGGTAACCGCCGGAGAGTTACCCACATTTACTGTGCCTGAACATGTTGCATTTATACTACCACTTGAAACAGTCACTGCAGGCGTATTAGAAATTCCTATAGATCCGCTTGTTACTGTTACTGCTGGCGAGTTACCTATATTAACTGTACCTGAACACGTTGCATTAATACTACCTGAAGTTACAGTTACTGCGGGTGAATTGCCAACACTAACCGTACCTGATACAGTCACAGACCCTGAAACAGGTTGAGTAGCTGGAAAATTATCTACTGAAATAGTTCCTGAACTAACCGAAACTGAACCTGATATTGGTATATCTTCATTTGCAACCAAAACTACTAGTTCATTTAAATCTACATCTACACAATCAGTAAGCTTTTTAAAGTTAATATCATCGGTGGCTATAGTAACTCTTTGCACATCCGATACCGCATCAGATATTTGGGAATTACCAGGTCCTGTTGCAATGGCCATTCCCTTAATTGAAGCTACATCTATCTGCAAATGATTTAAATCCTGATCTACACAATCTGCTACTATAGCTGTATTTTCTTCTATTTGTGTTAATTCTGTTCCGCCTATATCCACTGTGATTCCTGATTGTAAAAATTTGTAAATTTTTTCTACTTTATCATACATAGACATTTCGATTTAATTTGTTTTTATTTAATCTACAAATAAAATTTTTTTATTTCTATTATTTATAAAAAACTCTGAAATTGATGAGTGTAACGCATTTAGATCCTAGCGATTTTATTTTCGAATTAAATCATTATCGTATTAAAAATATCTGTCATCCGGTTCGTTTATGTGGTTATTTACAAATACAATGTAAAGAACATACAAAAAAAGTATTAAATGAAGACTGGGGGTTTCGTTGTTCAGATCCTGAAGTCACTCAAAGAGCCGGTTCTTTCATATTTGCGAAATTAGATGAGTTTTGCGCAAAAATTCATTATACGGAACCTATATTTGATTCTTTAGTTAAAAACGAAAAGATTTTTGTATTGTTTAATTATCCGTTTTATAATGTATTAGGAGTTTCTATGTTTAGTTGCGGGAATTACATATACTTGTTTTGTATGATGGGAGAAACCCGTTAAATTAAAATATTAAATTTACAATCTTTATTTTTTAGAAATTTTCACTTGTTTTGTTACTGTTGTTGTTACGGTTGTTTCTTTAGCACCTTTTGGTTTCTTTGGAACCATATGTTGAGCTCTCATATGTTTTCTTAAATTTACTTGTCTTTGATATTGACTGCCGCAAATCTTGCATGTTAGTACAACTTCCATTTGATTTTTAAATTGACTCATAATTTCAATGGCGATTTTTCGACAAACGGTTCGACCGTTTTTTTATTTATAGTTCAAATAAAAAATGAGTGAGAAGTCTTTTAAGCAACGGTTAATTAAAAAAGCGAATAAGAAAGTTTCGCGAATAGAACAGTCTGTCTCAGGGGATCATTTAAAACAAGAAAGCGAGATCCCTACTGAATTATTACGTAGAAGTAATTTTAAACATTTAAGACCTATAAGATATTATGATATTAATAAGAAAAAAGAATAAAAAAAGTTTTAAAAATCAGAATTTTTGACTGACGAAAGAACGCTCTTTTCATGTGAATTTTCATCATCTTCATCTTCATCTTCATCTTCATCATAACCTTGTATTTCTATTTTATCCGTTTTTTTATTTTTGTTTTTCCCTTTATATTTTACTTTTTTGATTATATTTTCTACATCTTCCTTCGAAATACATTTCTTATTTTCTTGAATTTCTTCTTCAATCGGATTTTCGCCTGTAAATGTTGTTATACTATAATAAAATGATTTTGTTTGAACAGTAAATCTTTCTACTATTTCTTTAATAACAGCAAACACTGATCTTCTTCTATCACCATTACAATGATTATATCGAATATCAAAATGAACTGATAAATATACTGGATCGTGTGTTATTATTTTTATTCTAAATGTATAGTTTGGATCACCATAAAAATATATGTGATCAAACATGTCTTGGACTCTTCTTATTGCTTCATCGATATTTTTAAAATCATTAATTTCTGATGATATTCTTGTTTGGTTAGGACGTTCCATATTATGTTTTAAACAAAAGAAGCGAAAATACGAAGAACGGTCTGACCGTTTTTTTATTTCTAGTCCGTTTAAAAAAAAGAATGAATCAAAGAAATCACGAACTATTAAGTTTTTTATTTAACTCTCATTGTGTTGCAGAAAAAAATGCCCTTCTTCCTTCTGAATATAATTTCCATGAACATGGTAAATTTATTCGCGGCTATATACCTAAAAATCAAATCTCAATGTTTACAGCTGAAGAAGGTGTTTCTGATATATTAAAAGACTGTCTTTTAGATGTCGATTTTGATATTTTATTAAATGTGGAAGAAAATATGTGTGAAATAGAAAAAACAAATGAAATCTTTTACGATAGTATACAGAAACCCGCCGCTTGGCAATTAGATAAATTAGATGGAAAAGATGATGATCAATATATTTATAGAAACGGATCTAATCAAATCGATCTCTTTATATTAGATACAGGTGTAAATTGGAAACATAAAGAATTTAAAGACGGTCAAGTTATTGATTTAGATCCTAACTTTAATATTAATAATTTAAGTAACGCACACGGAACTGGCACATCAAGTCAGGCTGCAGGGATTAACTACGGGAGTTCTAAAGGAACTATTATATACAATTATCCAGTATGTAGGTTTGGTGGTTCTTGTGGTGGTGCTGATATTGAGGCAGGCTTACATATCGCTTTGGAACATTTAAAAGAATCAAAAAGAAGAGCCGTCATAAACTTGAGTCTCGGTTCATATGCCGGCCCCGATATTTCTAAAAATTCTATCGGGCAATACTTCAACGCGTTATTTAAAGATATTGTAGAGGCCGGTGGTATTCTTGTAGTATCTGCTGGTAATAGTAATCAAGATGCTTGTAACTGGATGTACTCTTTCTCACCGTATGTAATTTCTGTTGGATCTATTGATAAAAATTATAATAGATCAAGTTTCAGTAACTTTGGTGAGTGTGTAGATATATATGCATTTGGAGACGCGGTTCCTATCGCTTACGCTATAAAAGATATTAATTTGGTTAGTTACAAGTCAGGCACATCGTTTAGTTCTCCATTAGTCGCAGGTTTAGTTGTAAATATATTAGAATCAAATCCCGCTTTGTCTAAAGATGAGATTTTAAACATATTGTATAAAAAAGAAAATTCTTTATTAGTTCCAAAGTATGAATGTTCAAAAGAAAATAAAAAATGTTGTAGAACTTCCGTAAAGAATTCAAGAATGGATTTATATTGTAGAAAATATGAGATAAAAGATTGTCCAAAATCATGCGCAATATTAGATTGTTAAAACGGTAAGCCCGTTTAAAAACTATTTTACTATATTTTTTTGAAAAAAAAATGTCACAAAAATTTTATTGTGAACATTATATTATAAGTTGTTTTAACGGTCAATCTTGTAACGTATGTCATTTCCCAGTTCAACTTACTGGTCACACACCTACAGCGTGTAAATATTATAGCAACCGAGTTTTAATTAATTTTATTTCAATTTTACCTGACGATATAATAAATATAATTCAAAAATATTATGATGATTTATTATTATATTGTTTTTTTAGAATATCAATGCCATTAAAAAATAATATTATAATATGGACAGATCATCCTTGGAGTCAAAGAAAAAGAAGAGATCGCAGAATATGTGAAATGCGATATGCAATTTCAACTATGTATGATGAATCAGTCTCTGAAAAATTTAGTGAAAGTGAAGAAAAATCTTTTAATGATTTTTTTGAAAATAATTGTAAAAAACCTTATCAATTGTTTCGTTTTAAATAAATTAATTAAAAAAAAGTTACAATTTATTCATATACAACTACTGATATTTTCCATCCATTTTTTGTTGAAATTCCCCATCGACATAATGCATGTGTATAATCAATAATTTCTTCTTCTAATTCTTTACACGTTATTTTTTCATTAAAGTAAAAATCATTTTTAATTTTTTTATAATTTTCTCCATCATAAAACATAATTTTTGCAGAATGATTTTTACAAGCTTCCTTAGTTTTTTCACAAATTACTTTAATGTCTTCGTTTGACATTCCGGTGGAGAACATTTCCATTCTTGTTTTTTCAATTTTCATATGATGAAATGTTGCCATTTTTTTCTAAAAAAAGATTATTTTAAATGTACGGACCAACCGTCTTTTAAGATCCGTTTTTTTTAAAATATGTCACAAAAGTTTTTTTGTGAACGGGATGTACTTTATAACGAAAATTCGATAGATTGGACTATAAGTAAAAAGCCATTTTTTTTAGATAAAATAGTATATTATGAATGGTTATATGAAAGAAGAATTTTAATATTAGTCAATTCTGTATTACCAACTGAATTAATAGTTATAATACAAGATTATTATAATCAATTACTTTTATATGGTTATTTTAAAATGTATACAACCATTAACATAAAAAAACATTTGGTATCAAAATTTTTCTATTCTCAAGCACATTGTATTTTAATAAAGTATAATGAATGGAGTGTCCGCAAAAGAATAAAAATGGTTGAATGTGATCAAAGATGTCATAAAGAGAAAAAAAAATATTTTAATGATTATTACAAATATAAAAAATTTTATGATTGTTTTAAAATAACAAATTATTATGAACTTAAATAATTTCTTAATTCATGATACTTAGCCCATAATTTTGTTTCATTTTTTTGCAAATAGTCGGTTTCAGGTTCAATGATATCATACTTAATTTCAAACAATTTCCACATCAAAACGTGACCGTGATTTGGTTTAAACTTAGGGTCTGCAATAATAATCTCAGGCCGGCCTTTAGGGATCAACGGAACCATCTCGTGTTTAATACCTAAATCTACTAAAGGACAGTCTGACTTCCAATAGAGGTAACCATAGGTGATAGGTTTTGCAGGGCGGGTCTTAAAGTCTTTATGATATACACGATCGAAAGAAGGACTGTCAGGATCCGTCCAAATCGCGCATCTACGAAACCTAAACTGAGCAAATATCGTATGTTTTACATTTAAAATACACATACCTGTTTTAATTTGATGTAAATAATAGCTTGGAATATAATGAATGTTCCTTCTGATCGGGCACTTGATTTCTAATAACACTAGATCATCGTTTTCTACAAGAATACCATCAGGCGAATAACATACGGGATAAAAGCAATGTGGAATACTTGAAAACTCGTGTATTTTTGTTTTTCTTTCAATGGTAATAAATATTTTAGCAACCGGCTCAAACATTTTACCCCATTCTGTATTTTCTTCTCGTAAATTTTCTTTTGTTTTTTTCTTTTGTAATAATTCAGTAAAATTTGTATAAGGATCTTCATCTAAGACAGTAGCTATTTCGGACCCGCCAAATGCAAAACGGCGGCCTTCTAGCCAATCATCACTTCCTTGTTCAAATATGTTTCGAAATTTACTTTTATAATACTCTAACTTATACATTTTCTTTTGACTACAATTTAATACTAGAAATAAAAAAAAATCTCTAAGTAAAAGTGAAAGGATAATAGAAAATAATATAAAAAAACAGTGAACACTGGTCTATGAATTACGTCATAGCCGGACCTGAAACCTAGGCATAATCATACCAGAGTTTTTTCGTAACTATGGAATATATTCACAACTTTCTTCACTTAACCCACAACTTTGACGATAAGTATCCTCATCTCAAAGCCTTATCATTGAAGGGCTGTGATTATACACCATATACCCAACTCCCCCTTTCCTCCAATTGTTTCACTATTAACGTGTGTGGGTCGCATCGTTAATAACTACTTTAACCAGAAGTTGTGACGAGTTGGCGTCAATTAGTAGTACCAGGACTAAGGTACGGTCAACAGCTGTGATTGTGGGACGCAATGCCCAACCCTCTTACCGAGATGTTGCTGACTATCCCAGCCGCCCGATGGTTTTGATTTATTGGGTGAAACCGGGTAAGAGCCTTTGAGATGACTCGCATAGTGGGGAACTGTTGCCTCCTCCGGTATAGTGAGAAATGTTAATCTGCGACTACAGAGGCGACATGTCCGCATGCGCTTTTTTGCATTTACGCATGGCATGGCCAAGTCTAGTGGACTACTAATTGTTACTTCTAAGTATTTTATTATATGTATCATTGCTATATATATGTGTATGATTTTTTTACAATTAAACTTTATTTTAAATGTATTCCGGATTTTTATTTTTATTCATTTAAATAAAAAACTTTAAGTACTCTCAATCACCAGGCGCCGCGTGATCGAAAGTACTTAAAGAACTCATCCTAGGCCGAAACAACTTATATCGAATGAACGTATTGGTGATGAAAACACCTACGTGCTGATTCGTTACATATAAGTTAGTAACACCTCTATCTGGAATCATTGTTTTTTATATCCCTCAGGATACACTCTTAATACGTTCAGGTAGGACTATTTCAGAGTAGAGCGTATTACACATCAACTTTTGAGTCATACATTTTAGTGTTTGGTATTACGTTGTTACTAATTAAAACCGGGCGAGGGTTGATACAGTCACAACAACACAAACACTTCAGACGATGACCGATCTGAAAGATAAGATAAGATATCGTTACCCTATTTCTAGCATACCTTATCTTATCTCAAAGTATCTTATTATCCTATCACCAAAGTATATATAATAACACCTTCCTAAGGTACTCTCAAAACACTTAGGATTTTTTTGAATTATTTTGAGAGAAAAATTAACAAAAACTTAAGGCGTCCCTTAAGAAACAACACCTCAATAGCGGTCTGTTAGTTAGTAGTGGTTAGTACTGAACGGTTCGGAAACTTGCCTAATGACCCTTAAACTCAAGCGCTGCCTCCCTTATCTAACCGTCATGTAAGCAAGTCCCTACTTGTCTGAAGTCACCGACTACTAAGCCCTTCACGTTCAACTTAATGTGAACCCGCTGCAGGCTGTTTTTTACTATGATCACCATCGATCATGACAGAATAAGCCTAGGACCTATTCTAAGAAATTTCTGGGAAGATTTTTCATATGAAAACATGAGACATATTTTAGGTCTCTTGTTACAAATAAATTTAACACACATCATTCACTGAAACACTACACATTGCTCCAACGAAGAGACAACTTTCAGGAATCACTGTGTCCGCATGTTAAAATTTATTCGTAAGAGACATGTTAACCATGTTACATGTTTTATCTTTAAATCTTCCCTTATTATTCTAATATCCTGCCACCAAAGTATATATAATAACACCTTCCTAAGGCACTTACAAAACACTTAGAGAATTTTTTTTGGGACTTAAAGAAAAAAAATTTATGTTCTGTCGAGGCTGCCTGATGACATTCTGCAACTTTAGCCAACACTCCCTGCAGGCCGCCCCACATGGTGTTAAGATGAGGAGCTAAGTGTTTAGTGCAAGACATTTGTCCCGGCCGAGGTCCGCAGTGGACACCTATCAAAGTCAGGCCCGGAAACAAACTGAATGGCAAGGGCAGGTGCATCCCCTACAGGGCCTATCCGAATGAATAAGAGCTGAATGCACACTCATCTCTTAATAGTCAGATAATACAGGGTAGAACATATCCGAGAAAGCCGCGGTGGCACAAAACTCGACCTATTCTAGATGCCTGTAACGATCGCCAACTTAAACGATCGGGCCTTATCGCTTCCAGTAGGATTCGAACCCACAACAACCAATTTAATTTGGTGTCAATTCCAATTGACTTTAGAAGCAAGTTTTTTTTAAAAAAAGTCTCTTAAAGTTTTACATATGTTATAAGAGACTTGACCTCCATATCGGTCATAAGGCGAATGAGGTTGTTTATCGGGTTCCTTTGCAAAGTGTTTTGAAACCACTTACATTCCAAGGAAGCTCCTATGATGAATGCCGAATCAACACAACGGGATTAATCCGTCCAGTATTGAAACACCGGCTAAAGTACCAATCTTAAAGCCAGCGGTGATTTCTACTTTGCTAGTACTAACTTACACTTGTCTCATTGCCTTATTATTCTAATATCCTATCACCAAACTATATATAATAACACCTTTCCTGGGATCTTTCGATACACTTTTTATTTTTACCGGTGTCATATTTTTGTCAACACTTTTTTGAATTTTTTTTGAAATTTTTCTATTATCCTTGCGCCGAGACTTGGTGATTTTTTTCAAAAAAATTGTGACAAAAATATGAATGAATATGTGACACAAAAGTGTATTGAAAGTACCCGAAGAAAAATAGTATAATCATTTTTATATATAGTTTGAACAACATATTATATAATACTTGTAGGGTAATTAAGACAAAGCAATGTGTCAGAAAAGCTTTCGTATCAGGGATATTTGTAAAATCTCTGTTGATGATTGTTATGCCAAGGTAGGGACCGAGGGGCACCCGTCTCTATCGTACGTTTCATGTTTCTTCAGTTAATTTACTATATCTTGGATCAGTGATCAAATGATACAAAGCGGTGAACACTATAGCTTAACAACCCAACCAAAAAATTTTTTTGAAAAAAATTCTATTATCCTTGCACCAAAATTTTTTTCAAAAAAAATTGGAAAAAAAATGTGACAAAAAATTCGAAAGGATATTTCACGAAAAGTGTATCGAAAGTGCTTGGAGAAAAGTTGGATAATCATTATTATATATATCTCGAACAACCATAGTATAAAATATAAGTTAAAAAATACCAAGCAAGTATCACATGATACCACATGGGCGATCGCTTACGGTGGCCTTGGTATGGACGTTACGTGAGCTGAGGAAACAGGGTTGTTCTCGTATCATGAGATACCCAAGTTGGTGTTTTTTCGCTTCGTATGAGCGCGCCATATCAGACGACTCCTCGCCTGAGCACATCCATTTCCTAGGAATGGCACTCAGAACCTGTAGAGTAACGGATGATATGATACGAAGACTTTTTGCAAAAAAATTCTATTATCCTTGCACCAAGACTTAGCGATTTTTTGAAAAAATTCTATTATCCTTGCGCCAAAAAAATTCAAAAAAAAAATTGGAAAAAAAATGTGACAAAAAAATTTGAAAGGATATTTCACAAAAAGTGTATCGAAAGTGCTTGGAGAAAAGTTGGATAATCATTATTATATATAGTTTGAAAGAATGTTATATAGTATTTGGTCGTGGTAGTTAATCAAGAAAAAGTAATAAAAAATGCCAAGACAAATAAGTTGGGGAGAAGGTTATATAATATTACCTCCGTTACCACCAAAATTCAGAATGAAAAAATATGTCGTTTATAAAGGACGAATTACCACTAAAAGACCTATTGTACCAACCCATGCTACTATATCCACTATGTTTCAAATAATAATTGCTAACATGTGTTGTGATACTTTAAAAGACAGTTATAAAGGATATTTATTGTGTTAAAAATATTGTTACTTATGTATTGTGTAATTTGAATAAAAAAAAAAACAAAAAAAACTTTTTTTAAAACCATTGAATTTGTTTCAAAGTTAAGTTGGAAGGTTTGAAGTTCCAATTAAATTTTTTGCAAATTTCTTTCCATTCTTGATCTAATCTTTCTAGAGCTATAGGTCTCAGTTTCATTGGAACCCAGTTTGTATTGTGTCCCGTCATTTCGACTATTTTAAATAACATATAGAACACATTAAATTTTTTCTTGGACCGTGTATCATTATGCCAATTTGCATCCACATATAACATTAATTTGTAGTGTATCGGATCCATGTCAATTCTTTGTGTATTCAGAGTATAATAATCACATATAGAATTCCAACCGACCCACCATTCTTGCACACCCCATTCCTTATATTTTCGATATACTTGATACCAATCTCCAGGATTCGGCATACTATCTTTCAATTCATCAATAAACTGATCCGAACCTTTTATCCGTTCTTTTCCATGAATCTTATCAAATAGAGCGTCGAAATATTGTGTACGAGCATACTGACGCGGCCAGAACTCTACTGTATGATTTTTGTCAAAGATAAAGTCAGGTTTGTTCGTAAAGATTACACTACAACGGTCACATACATATTCACCATATGTTTCATCTAACACTAAATTATGTATACAATTACAATTATCATTTAAAATAGGTTTAAACTTTTCTCTTGCTTTTTCATCAAAGGTTTCTAAACCGTCACCAAAACGGATCAACCACTTCAACATGTTTGTTTTAACTACTTGAACTAGAAACCGCTTGTAATATAATGATAAAATCTAAAGTCATAGGACAAGCTACCAAAGGAGCATTTAAACGTGCGATTTGTAAATCTAATACATTTTGTTCACTTTCAAAGTTAACTGTCTGATTTAATGACAAATCATCTTTAGTAGCTAAATATAAATTTATATTTGAATTTGTTCCAACGCTAGTGATTTGAGCTGCTTGACCTAATATAACACCAATAAATTTCGGTCTAGAAACAATATTTTCATTAGGAAAATTTATAGTGGAACCACTTAATTCCGTTGAGCCAAATATAGCAGATGCACTTGAGCCGGGGCTTGAAAGTACAAACGTAATGGCTTCACTAAAAATACATTGATAACTACCATCAGATTGTTGCGCCACACTACTTAAAGTAACACTTAATAATCCACTTAATGCAGCAAAGGAAGAAGTAAACCAAGCTTCTACATCCGCGGGATCATCAGAACTTAAATCATCAAAGTAAAGAGTTTTGAATATAGTAGGAGCGCTATTTTTACTTACTACAACAGAATTTATACCGTAATAACATATTGGAATATTTCCATCATCTAACCAATAATACAACATTTTGAAATAACCACTAAAATCTTTACTAAAGTTGTATTCACCATCATATGAAGTACCGACACTTACTTCATTACTATTTATTATAATTGCATTAGACATTTTTATTACTAAATGTTTTTTATTGAATCTAGAAAAAAAAAGATTTTTGAAAATTAAAACAAATGAGTTTATATATCTTAAATAGAAATATCTGCTAAGGATGAAGGACCGACTGCCATTGGAGGAGCAGTAGAAGTACCAGCTGAATTAACACGTAATAATTGTAATGCAGAAGAACCATCGCTTGTTAATGTTAATGCATATTTATCATACACACATACAATATGTAAATCAAAAGCAACTTTATCGTTACCTGTTTCTGGATTAAAATCTGGATCTATAAGACCAGCTACAGGTATAGCCGCAGAAGCTGAATTTGATAATTGGGCATATGATGGTAACATATAATAGTAGTCTAAAACCATGTTACTCAAACTTAATTGAATAGGATTGTCCATACCAGGACCCTTAATTACACCCATATCACTTGCTGTAATAGCTAATACACAATGATATCTATACCAACTTTCAAAATCATCTCGATCTGCTGGATATAACCTTAAATGTCTTCTATACATATTCCAGAAATGTACTGGTGATGTATTATTCAATTTACCAGAATTACCTTCAAAATCGATTTGTATACTTTTAATACTTAAATTATAATCATCCGGATAATTTACATCATAATCACTTAATCTACGTTTGAAATATATTAAGAATAAATCGGGAACAGCAGGCAATGATATATTCGAAACACTAAAACCATCAGACATACTGATTGGATAATTATAACCACCACCATATACAGCGGAAATATCTTTTACTGGCAGTGTACTATTGGTATATGTCCATACTTTAGTAACAGGCATGGTTACTTGTTTTGGTATTACATAACCACTTGGAGGTGTATACCAACGTAATAACAATTCAGGTTTTACACTATAAAAATCTACGCTTGTAGAACTCATGGTAGGTGTAGAACGTGCACATCGAAACATATTATTCCAATAACTAGAATAAAATTGCATAGTTAATGAAAAGTTACGTATATTTGGAATACTCATTTTAATATCCCTATTATCATATAAATGAAATGGACTAAATGCTAATTTTTCATATAAATGAAGTGTTATTGGTGAAGGATACCTAAGACCAACTGCTCCAGTATCTGCTTGAGACTGACCATCATCGTAAGCTCTTCTTCCCCCATTGTTTCCAGCATTGTTAGAAGTTCTCCATAAATATTCAAACCATTCAGCTCTTTTAGTAAATCCCATATTAGTTAATCTATAATTATTGCCATAAAAATCACAAAGAACAGCCGCATTTTGTGCAGTACCTGATCTGTATTTATTTTTTCCTATTGCTTCATTAGTTACATTTGTTACTTGTGCTCCAAGTAATGCGCGACTAACAGCATTAGGATAATAACCTTCATAATTACCTAAATGAGAACCATCATCTAAACATCCCCCACCAGATGGAAATACACTTCCAGCCTCTTCTTTAGTTAAAAACATACGGTTAAATGCATCATGATATTTTGAAAATTCATAGGTCATTACGGTACCATTAATATCTAGAGCAATAGATTGACAAGCTCTTTGCATTATACAACCACTTCTAAAAGCAGTTAATATATCCATATCATACGCTACACCTTTAGTTAAATATGTAGCATTAGCACCTACACACCATGCATTTCTTAATGCACCACCGGCATTAAATGCTGCATCTATAATAGTCATAGTAGTATGTAACCAAACTTCATTATCTAATAAAACACCATTCGCAGGAGATTCAATATACCACGAAATTTCAGAAGGAGTTGCCGATTGAGCTTGATAACGTTGATATTGAACAAATAAAGGTTCTTTTTCAATCACTCCTTCAAATGGATGCCAAAATAAACTCGAGCTTACTTCTGTAGCTACTTTACTCATTTTCTTTTATTTTTTTATGTTATAAATAGTTTTTTATTAACACTATAAAAAAAATTGATTTTAAAATGTTTCATTAATTAATTAATTCTTTTATTTTTTTTTTAAAATCTCTTACGAGGATCTCTACAAATTTTACCACCAATTCTCATACCTCCAGCAATAGGCATACCACCGCCTATATCCATACCTCCATCATCTGGAACAGGCATGTCATTTTTCATTCCACCAAAGGAAGTATCTTTACGTTTCTTTTGTCTTTTCCCTTCTTGCATTTTACCTACTTGTGCTTTTGAAATTTTACCACCGGCTTTCTTACCTCTCTTTTTCATCCCGCCGCCAGCTGCACTAGAATCAGTTGCATTATTAGCGGGTGCTTCCATTACTTTTTGACTCATATCGTTTTCGTCTTTATTATTGTTATTTTTAAGACTACTAGAAATAGAATTTACCGCATCTAATGTCTTATCTACTTTATTACTAACATCACTATTACCCTTTAAATGACCGATTAAATCTTTTGCTCCACTAAGTGCAGCATTTCTTTGTTCAGGATCCTTTGCAATATTAATTACATTATGAATTGCTCCTTTAGGATTTTCTTTAATATCTTTTGCAGCATTTACAGCATTCTCAACAGTCTGACCAGTTTTATGTACTAGAGGTTCATATTTATCTGCGGCTTGTTTAGCCTTACCTAATACATTAGAAGCAGCCTGACCATAACTACCAATAGGCCCACCTATACCAGAAACTACATCTGCAATATCTTTGCCAGTATTAATAGCGCTTTTACCAGTACTATAAATTTTATTCCAAGTTTTTGCTTTACCTAACGATGCAATATGTTTCCCTGCATTATTTACAGTTGATTTAATAGATTTCAAAAAAGAACCGCCGCCTGCATCATGTTCAAGCTCTATAAGACGAGCAGCTGCTTGCGGGTTAGGTGTTAATACGATATCTCTTAAATCTTCTAAACCATAACCTCCACCATCATTAGCAGCAGGCCCAGCAGACAAAGGAGCACCTCCTTCATCATGCCACATTCTACTTGGAGTACCACCCATCATTTGATGAGCAGTTTCCCTTATAGCTTCCCAATGTGCAGGGTGCATATTTAATAAAGTATGATACATTTCTCGATGACCAATATCTCCACCAGTATCCATCCCCCCTGCAATATCCATACCTCCCCCTGACATATCCATATCACTATATGACATTTTTGTTTATAAAGAGTTTTTTATATAAATCTATAAATAAAATTACTCTCTTTGATAGAAACCAAATTTTACCCTAAATACACCACCAGGAGGTAAATAGTAAGTTTTAGTAGAAGAATCGTTATATACAATATCAATCCATAATCGTATATTATAAATAGGAATAGGTGCAGAAAAATTTAACCATCTTCGTTCATTAGGAATATACACAATAGTACCACCACCATTAATAGACCATGAATAACCGCTACCAGGATTATATGCAACTCTAGTTCCATTTACTTGTACTGTAGCTAAATTATAAGAAGCTGCTACGTCACTGCCTGCAGTAATAGAAAAATCAGTTACTATATTTACTTTGCTATTATCTGTTTGATCTGATTCTAAAGGCAAATTAGAACGTAATAAAATAAGCGATGGAATATAACCACAATCTAATCTACTAGCTCTGGTAATAAATCTATAATCAGTACTTGAAAGATTTCTATAATGATTATACCAACCATTTGCATTATTGTATTCTAAAATAGGATCTTCAGGTAAACCAAATATTTTCGCTAAATTCGTTCCTTTAAAAGCTAGAGCTAAATTAGGAAAATATGTAGCTCTATTCCCTATAATATTACAAGAAATAGCACCACTCATTTCCAACGAAAATCTGAAAGTATTATTATTAGCTTCAACAAGTTTTTTATTCAATTCTTGAATTAAATCAGGTAAAGAAAAAAATTTCCCAAGAACAGAAATTTCTACTTCTGGAATGTTTCGATTTAATGCAAGTCCTAATATCATAACCGTATTATTACCTGCATCACCTGGATATAAAAATGTATCTTGCTCGCTATCATAATAGGCAATATTATTTCCTGATAACTCTAATCGTTCTACTGCGCATACATAATTCGAAGCTTCATCCAATAACGGTAATCCTAAATCAATATCAATCATTGCTTGTTTATTTTCATTGGTATTATTATAAGTAGCGCCTTGCCAATAACAAACATTTAAATCTTTAAAATAACTGTTTCCAGCTGATTCCGGAACTTTTCTTATATTCATTTATCGAACTCAGTGTTTTTTTTATAGTTACTATATAAAAAATGTTACAAAAAGAACAAAAAACACCGCTTTCAATAAATTTCTTAAAAAAATTAGCTGGACCTGATGTAGAAAATATCGGGTTCTTTTATTATGATGATTTATATAGAATCAGAAACATAGATGGTTTATTTGATGACAAACAAGCAGTCATATTATTAATGGAGATTAAAGGCCCGCAAGTAAACCCCGTCGGTCATTTTATAACACTTTTAAATTACCCAGGCTATATAGAACACTTCGACTCTTACGGACTGTCTCTTCAAAGTGAATTAATAATTACAAAAGAACCGGGATACTTAGCAAACATTTTAAACAAAAGTGGTAAGAAAATAGTGCAAAATACATTTCAATTTCAAGCTTTGAAAGATGATGTAGAAACCTGTGGAAGATGGTGTGTAGCTCGAGCAAGAATGTACAAATTTGATTTAAATAAATTTAAAAACTTTTTTCAACAAAAAATAACAAGCTACGACGACAAAGTAACATTGCTAACGTACTTCAACGGATAATACCTCCAAATGTATAAGACAAACTTTCAGAACGGGTGTCAAAATATTCATCTCCATCAGGATTGTCTTGAAACGGGTCATCGCAATTACCATAATGCATTTGAACACGACGATACGGATATAATAAAGATAAGCCAAATTTAATATCATATACAGGAGGCATACTATGAAATAATGTACGAGCTTCATAATAAGCACCTAATTCCATTAAATAATTTTCTTTATTTCTTACTGTACGTGCAATAATACTTACACCGCTTTCTGCCAAATCAAATAAATATTCGCCAATAATATCTAACAGAACATTAGGAATATGTTTTTCTTTTATACAACATAATAAAGCAAATTCATATTCCACTACAATTTTATCAATACTAAAAAGTTCGTTTCTTACTAAATCTTTGTCAACCATTTAGAAGCGAAAAATCGTAAAACCGTGTTAGAATAAAAAAACCGTTTCTCAAAAAGTAAATTAAATATATACAACAACACACAATAAAAAAATTAAATGATTCGTTCCATAATCATCATACAGTGAACATTATATCCGTCCATAGTTAATTGAACGCGACCATTTCGATTGGCTTTTAAAATACCTAAAATAGAATAAGGAGACGGATGTAAACTTTCTTTACGTTGCCATGGATAACTACATCCGCCAGGCGCTAAAAAAGAATACCATTGTTGCATCAATTGTATTTCATCTCTTACACGTAAAGAAGCTCTAGTTGCCATAATATAAGTTTCTAATTCTTCTTGATATAATTCTTTTAAATAATCCATAATCACACCATTAATATCATCGGGAAGATTGAATTCGATGGAGAGAGTTCTACGAGCGGAGTTTATATGATATCTAAAAGAATGTTTGACATTTTTAACTTTATTAGAAAATTCATTTTGAGGAACAGATCTCGCAAAAAATTTGCCGTCAATAGTAAATAATTGTAACATTTTTAATTTACAAAAAAGATGCGAAAAAGCGAGTTGAAACGGATCACAATAAAACATCACGGGTTTCTTTTAGTAACTGTATTTATTTTGACCATAATTTTTATGTTTCGCTGGAACAGGTCTTGCAGGTGAGAACTTCAAAGAGCGGCTTCTTAATAAATTTAACGCATTAATATTTTTCTTTAAGGTTCGATAAAATTCTTTCATAGAATAAATATAAAAAATATCATTTAAAATCTTTTCATGTTTCATGCTAATAAAATAATCATAAGTAACCAATTGAGCATTACGATCCATTCTTTTTTATATGATTTAAAAGAAACGGATTTTCGAAAAAGCGCATTCAAACGTTCCAACCGTTTTAAATTAACCCGGAAATAAACATGGCAATCTCCGATGACGTAGGTAGACGTGTTGCAGAATATTTACAACAATTAGAAGATATACGTTATATTCATACAGAGAAATTTGACCCGGAAGTTTGTTTATGTCCTCAACATCAAGAAACCAATTGGTCATTTATAGAAGCACAATTAATGTGTTTATCTATTCCTGATGTTGCATTAAGACCTACGTCAGATCATCATTGGTATTATACAAGATTTACAGTATTCTTTCGTCATTTACGGGTTGCAGATTATTGCGAGAATTTTATGAGTTCTAGTATATTTGAAATATTAAATTATTTGATGAAATTTATTGCCGCGGGAGTTAAAGGTTCCAGAATGTGGGTTATCTCTCATGTTCAAGTCGAATATTTTTATACGAAGAATACCGCAGATAAAGCTCCGTAAAAAAATAAAAAGATGTGGTGTTGAGAAACACCTGGTGTATTAGTTCCTTTATTTTTCGAACACAAACTATAAAGGACCTAATCTGTATTAAATATTTTTTTATTAAATAACAGATATCTTTTTTTTCAGAAATTTCTTTTAAGGAATATTCTCACGGAACATAGGTTGACCAGCATTTTGTGGAATAACTTGAAGTTGGATTAGTTTATAGCTAACTCCAAATTTATTCCCAGCAACCCATATATTACTTAACTCTAGAATACATCGTACATAAGTTTTATGTTTTAAGAGCTCTGCTGCTTCTGCATAAGTCGGTTCATTAATCACATGATGTTCTGTGTAAATATCACATAAGAGAACATCCGTATCATCTTGTGACGGTATTTTTACTCTTAAGACTGGATGCAAGTCAGGGTTTGCATAATTATGTCTGATCGCACTGAAGTAGGTTTCAGGTGGTAAGGTAGAATTTATTTTTGCATATGTATCTATTTCTCTTAATAGAGTTTTGAACTGTTTTGTTTCTGAGTCTCCGGATCTCAAACTTAAGTGAAGACTGTATTTCTGAATATCTGAGCCGGGGTTTTTATACTGTTGAACACCAAACATCAACTGCATTACCGGCGTTTGTATTTTGCATTTAAATCCTCTGAAATATAGAGGATAGAAATAATCCCGATCATTTTGATAGACTTTCGGAGCTATAATAAAGTCATCCATATTTTGAGTGATCTCATAAGGAAACCACGGTTGATTCGGAATTGTAATTGGAGTTAAATTAGTGATAGATATAATACTAGCTTGATTTTCTAAAGACATGTTATCCGGTTGCGCCATGCGACTTATTTTATGATACTTCTCTAATACACATATCACATAATCTTGTATTAGGTCCTTTCTTATGTACGACGGATGCATTCTTTCTACGGCGACACATAGAGCACCGTCTGTATTTGATTTCAGGACCGGCTAATCCAGTCTCCGTCATATAATATACTAGGTCTGTATCTTCTTCTGTGGAAGACTTCTTATCCACTTTGACCCAGATTCCACCTTGATTTTTACTTCTAAGAGCAGCATGAATATGACAACGGCAAGACTCATCGATTCTAAATATAGACCCATTATCTAAAGGCTTTTGATTTCTATTAGATCCAGCAGCTCGATCACACCACATTAAATATTTCCAATCTTGTTCATTTGCTACATCATAGAAGGTTTTTCCTTTATGTTTTCCGAAATTGATATATTGATGAAATCCTCGGACGATTTCAACGGGTTTCTTTTGTTGTTCTTCTGATCCTTTCCCTTCATCATCCAAATCTTTAGTATTTGTAACAGGCACATTTATGAAGTTGAATTTTGACATGTTCACCACGCAATATGTTTTATTATAAATGAGAAACTATCAATCCAAATAATTTAGGAGGCAAGTCAGAAAAACGTTTATCCATACAAGTTAAAACACTTTGCCATTCTCTGGCAATATCCACTTCATCACCATCCCGCATATTAGAATCTGAATCTACAAACACTTTTTCCATCATTAAATATTCAAAGGAATCATAAAGATCACGATGAACCATATGTGCAAAATTTCTCCATCCTCTAGGTAATTTATTTATAGTAGTAATTACATAAGGTGCGGTTAATCTTTCTTTGTTTAATAAAGCACGTCGATGATTTGTATCTGCATACCATTTGTAATTTATTTTTAATCTATTCTTTCTAACATAATCATTTGAATCGGATTTAAACATTTTTTTATTTATAGTACTATATATAAAATGAGTAAATCCCTCCGACAGCTGACTGTTACTTATTACAGAAACCTTTTAAAAAGTTTACCATTATGTAACGATATCGATAATATTATAGCAGAGTATGTAGCAGATCTAGTTCACGTGGAAAAGTACAACGACTGTTTAGCCTATTTTAATCATAAGTGCATTGTATATCAAGTAGAGACGGATGATCACGGTCAAGAAACAGTAATCTATATGAACCGGATTCCACAATCAGTCATTGAATATATATTCTACAAACAACATACAAATGTATTTAGTATCTTAAGTTTACCTCCATCAGATTTCTATGTACATTTACACAAGTATCTGGAAGAGTGTTGGAGGGAAATAGGTTGGTATGTGTTTAAGAAAAAACCAAAATGTATTGTATTAAATAGTTTTAGTATTACATTAGATGGTTTAAAGTATGAAGGCTTACCGGTTTGCCAAGATGCATATATCTGTTTTAGTGCGGCTGAAGAAACTTACAAACAATCTTTAAAACACTTTTGTTATAACTCACGATGCTTATTAGTCTAAATTTTTAAAAATCTTTTTTTTTCTAGTGTACTCTGATTAACCCCTTTCTAAAATAAAATATCAAAAAAATTCCGTTATAAAAATGGAAGACAAAAAAGATTGCGAAGAACCTAAGAAAAATATTAGACCTAAAAAAGAAAAAAGCGAATTAGATTTACAAATCGACAGATTCTGTAGATATATTCGTAAACATCCTGAAATCTTTCAAAAAGAAAATTTAAGTAAATTAATAGACGATTGCCATAAGAAAGAAGAGAAGAAAGAAGATCCTCCTATTGAACCGATCAAAGAAGAAGAACCAAAAAAAGAAATCATCGCTGAAATAAAACAAAAAATTCATAACAAAAAAAAAAAATCCAAATAAATCCTCATCCAATTCCAAAAGTGAAGGCTCAGAAATTAACAGATGCATCTAAAGTAAGAGGCAGATACCATAGAAGAAAACTTTAACGTTCTGCATTATACATAACTTTTAAAAAAACTTGTTGACGTTTTTCGTTTTCTTTCTTATGTTCCGGACACATACAGGTATATTTCCATATATCAAAACCAAAGCTTTTAACTACATTTATATG